ACAGCACGTTATACGCACGAAACAATCGCGTTGGCTTTCAGTATTACTGAAGAAGCTGTTGAGGATAACTTGTATGACCGCCTTGCTGGCCGTTATACACGGGCATTGGCGCGGTCTATGTCTCAGACTAAGCAGATCAAAGCTGCTGCTGTCCTAAACAATGCGTTTACGGCAGGAGCTAGTGCTATTGGTGATGGGGTTGCGCTTTGTAGTGCTTCTCACCCAACCATTAATGGTACTCAAAGCAATATTCTTTCTGTTGCTGCGGATCTCAATGAAACATCTTTAGAACAGATGCTTATTGACGTTGCAGGTGCAAAAGACGAGCGAGGCTTAAAGGTGGCTATCCGTGGTCAAAAACTGATAATTCCAAAAGAATTGCAGTTTGTAGCCGAAAGATTACTTAACAGTAATTTACGTCCGGGTAGTGCTGATAACGATGTCAATGCAACCAAGTCAATGGGCATGTTGCCTGATGGTGCAGTTGTAAATCATTTCTTAACAGACACAGATGCGTTTTATATTAAGACAGATTGTCCGAATGGATTTAAACTGTTTCAAAGAACGCCTCTTCGCACTGCTATGGAAGGTGATTTTGATACTGGTAACATGCGTTATAAAGCGCGGGAAAGATACAGCTTTGGTGTATCTGACTGGCGTTGCGTGTTTGGAACACCGGGAGCCGCTTAATTCGGTTTCTTTTAGACAGAAAGGGGGGCTTCACAGCCCCCCTTTTTTAATATATGATATATAAACTAATAACCCTGACAGTCGCATGGTGTGGCTGACACTAGCCACGACAGGAGTATTTAATATGGCTAATACAACTTTTTCGGGTCCAGTCCGTTCAGAAGGCGGTTTCATTGGTGTTACTAAAAGTGAAACGACTGGTGCTTTTACTGATAATATAACTATTTCGTCCACGGGTGCGCTTTCTAGCACTACAACTATAGCAACATCTTCAACACTTACTGCTCGCAGACCCGTGATTACAACTTGGGAAGCGGCAGGAGCTATTACGGCTGCTTTAACTATTGCTCAATCTGGCAGTATTGTTAACATTCACGGAACACTAGACAATGTTATTAATATCCCTGCGGCTTCAAGTGCGAACACAGGTGCGTATTTTGACTTTGTTGTTACCACAGCAGTTGCTTCTGGTAAAACAACAACTATTGTTATTCCGACAGCAACGGGTAGTACCTTTTTAGGGCAGACACAGTTGGCGGCTGGCACAGCAGCTAATCCTGTCATTACAAATTCAGGTGATACTTTTACTTTTGTTGCTAGTACTGGACTTGGTGGGCGTTGCCGAATAGAATGCGTAACCGACAATGGTACTAAACAAATTTGGACAGTATCTTCTGCTTCTACTCCTATTGCTACAATAGGATAACGTATTTAAAATTTAGTTAGGAGTAAATTTATATGGCAGGTTCAGATGTCCAATCAACTTTTATAGCTCCTGCGGCTTCAGACGATAATGGGATATCTGCTGCGGCTACGTTATCTGGAGCAGGAAACTTAACCATTGGTGGAGCTTTAGCTGATGGTGGGTCTGTCACTTTAACTGATGCACGTAATGTTATTATTACCAGTGCAGGTGATGATCGTGGCGACACTTTCACAGTTACGGGTACAGATGAAACGGGTGCTGCTCAAACAGAAGCAATAACTGGTGCTAATGCTGGGATTGCTACAGGTACTAGCTACTTTACGACAATAACGCAGATAGCGTGTTCTGGGGCTACAGCGGATGATGTGGAAGCAGGAACTGGTACGGCTGTGGCTGCTCCTATATTCAGGGGTAGTTTAAGGCTGCGTAACTTTTATTTTGTTAATACTGCTACCGCAGGAACTATTTCTTTTAACGAAGGTTCCGCAACTGGCTCAAACAGGATGAAATTTAATACAATAGCAGGTGCAAACACTAATGCTTATCCTGATATTGGCGATGAAGGGCTTCGTTTTAGCGGAGGAGGTTATGTTGTGTACAATCAAACGCACATGTCTTCTTTAACTGTGTTTTATAGTTAATCATGGATGCTTCTTTTGAAGGCTCTGTGCGACAGGAAATTAAAGACTGGTCTAAACATGCTTTAGAAGAACCTAATGACATGTTTGCTGGTCTTCCTGCTTGTCCCTACGCGCAGAAAGCTTTAGACGAGGATCGTGTTGGGTTTTCGTTTTTGTATAACAAATGTTCACAAACCTTAACAACTTTAATATCACAATTTGACGATACCTATGACGTGGTTATTTTAATTGATTTTGATTTTGAAGAAGACACTGAAAAATTTCATGCTTCTTTAGAAAGAACTAATGAAGCTATTTCAGAAGGGGGCTATATACAAAAAGACGTATGGGTTTTAGGCTTTCATCCGTATGACGATCCCAACGACCTTATCGACGGCGATAACTTTTCGGCATCGGTCAGAGAGCCTTACGCGATGACTTTTGTGCAAAGACTTACTAAACTTCAAAAATCTTCGGAAAAACTTAGAAAATTAGGTTATTATAAAACTTATCTTGAACAATATGATGTTTCTCAAATGTTGAAGAAACGTCAAGAAAAATATAGGAGACTGTAAAATGGCAATAGGTAAAGTTAATTTAGGCAATGGCGCAGCTAAGTCAGTTAAAAAAATGCGTGGCGGGGGTATGGTTAAGAAATTAAAAGGTGGCGGTATGCCTATGACTACGGTTAAAGGCAAAAAAGTACCTGCATTTGCTGCTGACGGAAAAGGTTCTAACGATTTAAAGAAAATGCGCGGTGGCGGCATGATTAAGAAAATGCGCGGTGGTGGCATGACTAAGAAAATGCGTGGTGGCGGCATGACTAAGAAAATGCGCGGTGGTGGCATGGTTAAAAAAGGAGTTAAGTAGGATGGCTTTAGGGAAAGTAGAAAAAGGTCCTCAACCCGCTGAGTTAAACCGTCAGAGGTACAATGAAGGTGTTACTTCACCCGATGCTTCTAAAGTAAAAGTTCCTGAGGGTAAAAAAGGAAAGTAATTAATGGGTTCTTGTCGAGTAAAATTAGGTTCTTCTACCCCTAAAAAAGTCAGAAAATTGAGGGGCGGGGGTAGTTTTTCAAGAAAGGTAAATTTGGGGGCGGGTTCCCCAACACGTTACTCAGGGACTTCTGGACGTATTGAATTAAAAATTCCTTTTAACCCTCGCGGAGTAAAAAAAAGAAGTTCGTCTATAGAAGCTAGTGTGGATAGAAGCCAAGGACTCGGTGGGAAAAAAGGTGTCCCGTCTATTATGCTCGGTGGAAAATATAAGTACAACTTCGGTAATTAGAAAGATTTTTTATGGCGGTTTCTGGCTCCAAAGATTTTGAACTTGATGTAACTGAATACATCGAGGAGGCATTTGAGCGTTGTGGTTTAGTAATGAGGACGGGTTACGACCTTAAAACCGCAAAGCGTTCCATGAATCTTTTGTTTGCGGATTGGGCAAACAGAGGGTTAAATCAATGGACAATTGGGCAAGTGTCTATTTCGTTAGCCAATGGAATATCCGAGTATCCTGCGGGGCTACTGACAATAAGCGTAGCATCCTCTGCTTCTTTTTCCGTTTCAGAGACAATTACGGGTGGCACAAGCGGGGCTACGACTACGGTTACAAGTATACCTTCGTGCACCAGTCTTGCTATAACCATCCCTTCGGGAACTTTCTCTGTTTCAGAGACAATTACGGGTGGCACAAGCGGGGCTACGACTACGGTTTCTGCGGTTGTTAGTTTTCAAAGTGTGCAAAGCACTATTGATGTCTTGGCTGCGGTTGTTCAACGAAGCAACACCGATTACAATATTCAAAGAATCTCTCGCGGAGACTATTTAGGTATCCCTAACAAAGCCACTACAGGAAGAGCTTCACAGTTTTTTGTAGATAAACAAATCACACCGACTATAACCCTCTGGCCTGTCCCCGATACGACCACGGATGTATTATATTTTGATCGGCTTGTTAGGATTGATGATGCGGATAACTATCTTGACACGCTTCAAATGCCTTTTCGTTTTTACCCTGCTTTATCTGCGGGACTAGCCTATTATCTATCAATGAAGAAAGCACCTGACAGGGTCACGTTATTAAAAAGTATTTACGATGACGAAATAGCTAGGGCTATCAGTCAAGATGCAGACAGAACTTCTTTTAGTGTTGTCCCTGCGACCAGTGGGAGCTAAATATGCCTAAATATGCCTCTGGAAAATTTGCACAAGGAATTTCAGACAGGTCAGGTTTTGCTTACCCTTTGAAAAGAATGAAACGAGAGTGGACGGGATCTTTAGTTGGTTTTGACGAGTACGAAGCTAAACAACCTCAACTCAACCCAACCCCTAAAGTTTTTGATCCGCAAGCCCTTAGAAACCCTAGACCAAATCA